GGCTTATCACCTCTTCATCTACTAACTACCTGATAAGGGTAGTAGTAGGCACCTAGACTTGATTTCAAATCTAGCGAGAGCACGATAATAACATATTAATATATTATTAGCGACCATGAAGTACCAAAACACGTACCTGAGTCGGCAAGCAGAGGAAGCTCTGCGCCTGTCAGTTAAATGTATGATAAATCACATCACTCGCAAGAGTGTGGATAAGTATCTAGATCTTATTAACAAACTGGAGACCCATAAAGGTCGAAAGAGTGCTATTAGGATTCTAAAATCTTACCAACTGTATGTGCGACAGGTAACGCTCCAGATTACTCCGGAGAAGCTGCCATGGCACAAGGTTGATAAGAGAGGTTTTCCCAAGGTATTACTACCCTGGAAGAACTGGATCTTATCCTCCGACCCACACATCAAGCAAGAAATCAATACACTGTTCGGAGCGGTTAAGCTCCTTAAGTTAGCTCCTTGTACAGATACAAGGAGCGTCACTGCCGCATTTAGCGGGGATAGTGACTTCCTTTCGGAATTTACTGGGTTCTGCCGGATGTGGAGAGGCCTAGGGAAGGACGCGAGGTCCCTCCTTGAGCCACTTAACGATATCCCTCTCCGAAGGACGATGGGGCCAAATGGCCCTGCCGTCTACACGTCAATGAAGGACCTTTCGGCCCTCATTGGAACACGGCTCATGATACATATCCGTGATCTGAGCTACTCCACATGGAGTAATTCTTTACGATCGACGGTTGATTCGTGAGCGTGCCGTGTTGAGAAGGGGCGGTTCCGCCACTCTAAGATCAGTTTCCTAAGCGACAAGGCAGGTAAAACCCGCCTAATTGCCGTAGGAGACTATTGATCTCAGTTAGCGTTATTGCCTGTGCATAATTTGTTCATACGTCTATTAAAACGTATAAGCACGGACTGCACATATCGCCAGGGTCACCTAAACACGATCCTGATCGAGAAAACTCGATTAGGGAAGTGAGTGGGGACTGTTGATTCCACCGCATTTACGGACCGTTTTCCTACGGATCCGCAATTAGCGTTAGTTCAACAGGTCTTAGGTGAAAGAGAAGGTGAAGCCTGACTATCTGTCCTGAAAGGACGCTCTTTCGAGCTCCCTAACGGTAATAGGGTGACATACATGGTAGGTCAACCTATGGGACTATACAGTTCCTGGGCAGTATGCACTATGTGCCTACACGCCCTAGTAGAGTATAGGGCAGCCATGGTCGGACGTAAGTCCTACCGTAACTACCTGGTTCTCGGTGACGATGTTGCCGTGTTCGATCAAGATGTCTATGACATGTTGATTTTGAACCTTAGGCGACTCGGCGTCGAGACCAACCCTCAGAAGTCTACCCAGTCGTACCACTCTGCTGAAATAGCAAAGCAGTTCTTCTGGAAAGGTAATAATGTGACGGGGTTTCCCCTGGAGCTCCTTACGGAGGTCCGAGAAAGACCAATACAAGTATTGGAAATTCTCCGTTACACTATTAACCTTGGTTATAAACCACTCTCAGCCCCTCGTGTGTTAGAGCTAGTACCCAAGCGCTCACGCGCAAAGGTTGCGAAGATTCTTCCCGTCCCACACCCCTTCGGTTATCCCGAAGCTCTTTGTCTTGGCGCCCCTTCCGGGGGTGACCTAGAGTCAAAGTGGGTGTGGCAAGATAGAACCATCATAAAGGCGTACAAGTACGCAATATACGAGCGGTTCTTCAAGGAGGTTCATCGCCTGCAGAGAAATCTGCTTGCAATGAAGGCTGCTGGAATGCAACCCTCTAACTCACTATCTTCTGACGGTCTTCTCGAAGATCATCCGCTCATCATCGGGCTTGGAAGCCTCCTGATGAAGTCAGTCAGGATCCTAGAATCCTTCGACTTGGATGACGACAGAGAAATCGGAAGAGAGGTAGAGATCTTAAGTTTGGCGTTTCCGCCACTCTCGGATGTCTATACCCACGGTTCTCTCAAGCACAAACGTGCCCACTTTCGTGGTCACGTCTTGCTCGATGCTTTATCAAAGCTTGAGAAAGGTGATTTATCTCTAGACGACAGCTGCAGAGACATTAGGTCACTTCTATTTGAGGTGGCCTTCGAGTCTGCTACAGTCCGACCCGGGAATAAGGCCCATACGGGC